TGGCAACATTACCAAGTACATCTTCGCCATTTATAACAGCCTTGCCGTTGAATTTGTCAATTTCCTCAATAACATCTTCGCCAACCTGATCTTTGTAATATATGACTTCTTTTTTGATAGTCGGATTGCCATATCCACCCTTTTTCAGCTTGCCATAATCGTGACCTTTAGTCATTCCCTTGATAGTTATTGTCCTAACAACATATATCTTTTTATATGTCTCCGTATCAAGGATTTCCTGTGCACTTTTAAGAATAATTGATGTACTGTCGTCACACATAATTCCAAAAGCTTCTTTTGACACCTGTGTAAATGGGATGTCAATCGTAGCACTCTTATACTGACCTGCTGACGGGCTGTCAATCTCACCTACCATTCCAGCAAGATTAAGTGTTTCTGAAACATTTTCAAAGTTTGGCAGAGTCATTTCATCAGTCACACCTGCAAGTCTTGCGTCTTCACTTACCTGACCGTAATATGCCTTAAAAATATTAGTCTTATCATGAATTTTTGACATTACTCATCGCCTCCTTCCATCGCATCTGTAAGAATCTGGGCATCATATACAAAGTCATTTTCAATGTACTCCGCCGGAGTATAATCAGCATACCTCGTCGAGAATATATAATGACCCTCAAGCATACTCGATGGCGGATTTTTTGCGGTATCAAAAATAATCTCACCACCTGCAAGATAATCCGGAGCAAGGGCATTAAGACTGGCATTATACTCATCAACTATTCCCTTGATAAACTTAACTTTAGCATTTCTTCCGACCTTTGAAAGATATTCCGTTTTAAAACGGTTCTGGAGATAATTAAGCATCATGACACATTTCGACCATCTTTTTGTCGGGTCTTTTGATGCTGGATACATTGCAGTATTATTTCCCCACGCTTTCCACTCAGGCAGTCTTATTGCCGTAATAATTCCATTGGCATTAAGATATGAGTTTGCATCACCCTGTATCACTTTCACCGGAGTCCCGTCTTCCGTACAAATACCATCAACAAGAAGTTCCCTATTGTCGATACCGTCAGGAATATCTCCGTTTTCAGCAGCTACAGCCTGTGCAAGTGCCGCAGCGAAACTTGAAAATGCAAGCACATTTCCATTTTTGTTTACCATAGGCCAGCAGGCATCAATAAGTTCACTCTGAGGAACATTCTTTTCTTTAACTTTGGCAACATTAAATACATTGACTGCACCACTTTCTGAACTGTCAATATCAACATATGCCTTTGCATTGTGCAGACTTCCAATAAGCCGTACCTTAGCTTCAAGTGCCGCCGCAACTTCCTTTTGCTTACTGAAAACAGGTGCAGTAACAATCGCCGGAATAACTCCTGTATTGATGAATACCTCGTCAAGAAGTTCAATACCGCTTCTCACGCCATTTTCATCAACACCTCCGATAATATCCTCCGCCGTAACTCCATCAGGATTCAGCTTTGCATAGCTTATATTAAGTTTCTGCAGCGATGAAGCAGCTCCGTCATTCGTCAAAGCAATAACCAGATAACCCTCTGAGTTAATCGACGCAACATAATCATCATCTGCCTTATAAGTTGTTTCATTTTCAGACACCACAACTTTATCAAGTAGCACACCCGTATCTTCTATAACCACCATCTTATTTACTACATCATATTCTTTTCCGACAACAGCCTGTGTATGCTGACTTTTATCAGGGTCAAGAACATTGATAACAACAACCGGAGCAACCTTGTGTACTTTGAGTGAAGCATACACACCCTGCATTGCTGTGTACTTTTCAATCTCATTAGTTTTACCAACAAGATTATCCATGTCTTCGGAATTTTCAAGTAGAATTATTGAGTTTACTGCATCCTTTGG